AATCATGGTGACGTGCGGCACATCTGCACTAACAAAACGCCCATCATTATCCAGCATATCAGGAATCAGTGAGCCGTGATCATAGATAAACTTGTGAACGCCGTTAAGGTCATACACTTCAACTTTCTTTATCAGTTCCGGCATTGTTCCCTGATAGCCAATCACAATATACATCCTGATAAAGAAGTCAAGCATGGTGTGTTCAGCATCTTTCCAAAACGGCAATATCTCATAAGCCGGGAACATACGAAAAGCAAATTCCCCTTCTTCCGTGTAGTACGGATATAACCAAGCAATGCCCCCATTATAGGCAGCCTTGCCGCAATTCTTCAAAGTACGCTGAAAACGCCTGTTGAACACTTTCTGCAACAGTTCAACATACTGTGTATTGTCACCGTGTACTGCAACAGGCTGACCCAACAGGTAATTTGTTTTTTGATTCACAAGTTTAGCGTACTGGTTATCAATGATATGGTTGTTCGGCAGATTTTCCACTATTTCCAGTTTGCCGTCATTGCCTATCATTGTACGCTTGCGGGTTAAAATATCGTGATCCCCCTCATAGTACATAAAACCCTTGATCTGCATAACTCTTTTGGGTGAACCTTCCCACCTTTGGATTTCTTTTTCAAGAAATTCCTTGTCAGTCATCCTTGAATGAACGCCCTGCAATATAAAGTTGCTGACCCTCATTGTCAGCTTATCCAACAGATTTGTGAACATTGGTCTGTTTCACCCCTTTTCATTGCTTAATAATTCAATAGCCCCATGAAACAGGCATTTCCGGGGCTATGTGTTACTAATTTGTTACTTTTAATCAAAACTGTATGTGTCACCACGGCTGTCATCTTCCAAGGCATACCGCATTGCATCCATCAGGTGATTAAAGTCATCAACAGGTTTGTTTATCTTTCTTCCTGTCTTGGGGTCAACATCCCATTGATAGTTGCCGATCTCTGTCAGGAAGTTCACGCACCTTGGATGAATGATAATGTGATAGTCCTGAATGAAGTCAATGCCGTTCAATATGCTATCCTTACCCTTGCGGGCTTTCCTGATATGTGACAACCCAAGGACCCGCAACCTGTCAATGCTTTTCGGTTCAGCAGAATCAGCCGTGATTTTTTCCTTTGCGTAGCCCATCCGGGTAACTTCTGCTGCAATCGCTTCATTGCTCATGCCCGGTTTATACATTTCATCAAACACCCACATTGTCCTTGTGTTATGGTCAACCATGCCACAATACAATGCACTTGGGTCATTCGTGTAACCAAAGTCAAGACCAAACTTTGAAGAAACGCCTGTGACCGCACGAACATCATCAATGCTGAACAATTTTTCTTCCCAGTTCTCATATACAAGACCGTCAACAATACCCCAGTCACCAAGACCCGCCACTTTGTAACGTCTTGGGTTCTGCTTTTTCATTGTTTCAAACACTTTGCGGTCTGCTGCATCCAACCATTCATTACACAAATAGTTGGTTGTCATAGCAAGAGTTTCTTCATCCGGGTTGTCAAAAAACCGTTTCTTGATCCAGTGATGTTCATTCCAAGGGTTCAGGGTCAAGGTTATCTGTTTGAACAGTCCTTCAGGAACTTCACCACGGATGGACTCATCCAGCATGTCAAAATCAGATTCTTTTGTGATTTCATATGCTTCTTCGATCCACATCCAGCACAAACATCCAATGTCAACTGTGATGGATGTTACCTTCAACGGATCATCCAATCCACGGAAGTAAATCTTCTGGCCGGTTGGCTTGTATGTCATTTCAAGCGGGCTTTCCTTCACGTCCCAAAAGGCATCAACCTTGAATCTGTGAATCGCCCACTTCAATTCAGCAAAACAG